GCAATTCCCAGAAAGCTGATAAACAGGCCCGTGAGTGGCCATGCGTCACCCACTACTTCTGGAAAAATTTCCGTAATATTTCTTTTCAGCAAAAGCATAGGAATGGCCAGCTTCCTCTTTCGTCTTAAATGCACCAAGAAATATTCTTTTACCATGCACCATTATTGATGCCATCCAAGGTTTTCTTGGTGTGTTTTTCTCACAAGGATAGACCCCTTTAATACCAGACAGATTTCTTGAAGATACTTTCCTGTTGTGAGTGTTTTGAGATACCGTTGCAAGTCTTAAATTTTCTATGCGATTGTCACCAACAATTCCATTTATGTGATCGATAATTAAACCGTAACATATTGGGCCAAAATGCATTTCCCATATTATTCTATGTACCTTGTAACATTTGCATTTGTATGTAGTTCTTCTGTAACCGTAAGCGTCTTTATCACCGGCAATCATACCGGGTTTTGCCCTTTTTCTTTTAACTTTCCAAAACAACTCGCCATCTCTGTATTCAAATATTTCTGACCAATTCATAATCACCCCGAAAAAGTTATTGTTACTGGAGCAGTACAAAACCCATCACTAATTATACCTGTGAATGTCAATGTGACAATTCCCGTAGCAGGATTTTGACTGCACGATCCAGTTGGAGTACCAGTCACATTATTCAATGACCAGCTTGGGTACAATTCTGCTTGATCTATTGTGCAGCTAAGTGGGATTCCCCCACCAGTCCAAGCGAAGAGAATACCAAATGATCCAGTGGAATAGCCCCATGCAAAATCACATGGGCCAGTTCTTGTAAGTGTTCCAGTAATTACTGAAGTTGGCCATCCCGTATTACATGAAGTATTTGGTGGAATTGGCGTTGACGGTCCAGCAGAAAAAGACATGGTTGAAGGTAATGCTCTTAGTCCCCAGCATGGAAAATATGCAGGATTATAAGTTAGGCCGGGAGCCAGTGTTTTACAGTCAAGAGTTGCCATTAATCATAACTCACAATCAAATATCCACCAGTACACTGGACTGATGTTACATATCCAGTTCCACCACCACCGCCACCTCTTGGATGAAATTCGTATACAGTTTTCCCATCAGTATCAATAGCCTTAATTCGCATTAGGACAAGATCATCAACTGTTGCCTGACCACCACCAATCATATAGGCCACATTGTCGCTATCGGTCAATGTTCCTGAATCTGCTGACTCAACTGGTGCGTCTTCATAACCAATTGCATTTTTGCAAACACTCTGTTCAATCCATCCATGAGGATAGCCAATACAGGTTCCGCTTCCAGTCTGACTTGCACCAACCTCTGTAATTCGTGCGACGAACCATTCAGGTGTTACAACCTGATTTTTTCCGCCAATATTTCTTACATCTTGCATTGGCATTTTATATCACCTGAAAAAGTCTCTCCATTGGATAAGACTCGTAGACTGGTCTGCTATTGAAATCACCTTCTACATAATAATATTTCAATTCTCCCGCACGGGGAAGAAGATTGTGACCATATGTTTTTTTGAACCCAGTGCTTGCCGGGATCTTCGTACTCAAGTCTTTCTCTGGTTGCATGAGGCAATTGAATACGAATGTAATATCGCACAATTTCTGAGCTACTGGGCCAGCATTTACTGGGTCAGGCTTAATTGATTGCTCTGGAGGTGGATAACGCTTGACCTCTGTACCCTCCAGTAGAAGCGAACCGGCAGGGAACCCATAGAAACTATATTGATTGACTTTTCCAAATCCTGAAGTTACATTTTCGGCAAATATGACTTCGTATGGAACAAAGAACCAAGTAAATTTTATCTTTCGCTTAACCACTAGCAGGTTGATTCCACCACCATTTTGATTCGTAACTGAGCTACCACCATTAGGAGCAGGCCCACCGGGAGGAGTATTGTCCGAAGTCTTAAATCGGAATTGACCTTGTGGACTTGAAAGAAATTCAGCAGCAGGTTCGCATTCAACATCTACGAATCGCAAGTATTCTTTTGGATCAGTAAAATTAACAAAGTCTTCGGCAAGATTGTAGTACCATTTCTTTTGTTCTTGTTTTCCTTTTAAATCTATATCGTTCAGCATGAGATATGGACGAGGTTCAAATTGAACAGATACCTTGTATTGTTCGTAAGTAACGAAGTCATAAATATAATTTAGACTTGGGTCTTTTTGGTATGTCTCACCAAGCTCTCTGCCGATTGGCCTAATCCCTTCAATGTTGTTTATTTTTGAAGCAAATAGCCAATCATAATATGGGTGCGCTGCTGGTAATTTACGGATAAGCCTACCAGTACCATCGCCAGCTTTGAAGACGCTTCCAAGAATATCCTCAATTACATAGCCAACTTTTTTACGCTCGATAATAAAATCCATTGTCGCTGAGCCACCATCCGTTTGGAATGTGGCTTTTGATGGAGAAGTCCTATCAAGGAGTTCATATAACTCTTTGGATGATGCTGCAATTGCCATTATCCACGGACTCCAGCTTGCCTTCTATTTCCAACATCTTGCCTTAATCCAAGGCCAATAAGTTTATCAATTCCATCAGCTGCCCGCTTTTGTTGTTCCAGTTGCTGATTAGCAACCGCTTCTTTACTTGAACCAAATGCAGCTTGCATCATGCTCTTTCCAAGGTCAGATATGCCTGCGTAACTTGCTTGCCTTGCTGCCATGCCAGAACCGCCACCCTTTACAGCTGGAGCAACCTTCTGGCTAATATCTCCAAAAGCATCAGAGAAGGATTTCATTCCTTGATCGCCATATTTTTTAACATTAGCGAATGCTTCTTGTGCGCTTTTATCTAGTGCCTTTGCACTATCTTTGCTAACCCAACTAACTAGCCAGCTAGCTGCTTTATTAAATGCACCAATTAACGCATATACTCCTGCAATAGCAAAATTGAAAACGCCAATAACTAAATTCAATATTATTGCAATTCCCCTAAATCCAGCAATAACTATTGGCATTATAACTGCTGCAAGTGGTTGCATTAACCCAGTTAAGTTGTCAATTACTGGACCCATTTCTGCCAAAGCATAAGCCAGCATTTCAACATATGGAACAGCTATATCTATTAAAGTTAAAGCAAAATTATTTAGTGATGGAACAAGGAATTCCATCACTGGTTTTAGCTGATCTGCCATCATTTGAAAAATGACAACTGCTGCTGAAATTATTGGCGTAAATGCAATTCCTATTACTGCGCTTAAATTAGCAAATGCCAGTTCAAGCTGCTGCATCAATGCTGGATCAAGTGCGCCAACAAATGATTTACCAAGTGAAACTATGCTCATGAACGCAGCAGGTATTCCAGCTGCTGCTGTGGCAATAAGACCCATCACTCCTGCAAATCCAGCAAAACCACCTTTTGAAGCAGCTGCTTTTATTTGAGATCCAAATTTTACAAGCTCAGTTGTAATTGAAACAAATGCCGTTCCAATGCCACCAGTTATTCCAGCTAATGCTTTATTGAAACTTGCTCCTCCACCGGACGCTTGATCTCCTTTATTATTTTGATTCCTATTATTGTTATTGCCATTTACCAGTTTTTGAATTTCTGCAATAAGTCTTTCACAGCAATCAGAATCTCCCAATTCATTAAAATTCATATTGCTTGCACGAAGTGATGTCCATAGTACATTTTGTATATCAAGAAGACTTCTTGAAATGTTTTCAAGTACAGCAGTCTGATAAATTAATTCACTTTCAATTGCTCCAGTAGATATTGTAGTTGCTCCTGACATTTGAATTTGAGAAACGATGTTGTTCCCAACCATTACCAAGGTTGCATCAAGATCAGTAATTAAATTTGAAATATTTTGTAATTCATTAACAATTGGAGTTATGTCAACAATAGGTGATGCTAATCCAAGCATCGTAGTCATATTAATAGATTCAACTGTTGATATTAATGAATCAAGCCTTAAATTTGTTTCTGTTATTAAGTTATTTATTGAATTGTTTGTTGTGGAGCTTGCAGTTTGAATTGAAACATTAATATTAGACATGATCCCTTGGATTGCTCCAAAAGATGCAACAAGTGAATCTAAATTGTCAGCTGGAGTTGCCATTTGCTTTGTCCCACTCCGCCTGTAGTTCTTCTATGGACTTTCCAAAGAAGAGGCCTAACGAAATAAACTGCTGGTAAGCATTGTCTACACTATTATCCCAGCTTGGATTTATCTTCTTTGGAACCCCAGTCTTCTTGTCCCGCTCCCGGTAGTAAATTAGCGATACTTGTCTCATGGTTAATTTTGCTACCTGATCCATTGTCAGGCAATATGGCTCATCAATTAATCCAGCAACAAGCTGGGGCCAATTTGGCCTTACTGGCCCTCCCCCTTCTTCCCCTTTCCCGATGCCACCGGGAATGACCTTTCAATTACCATTTCCATGATTTCGCCAATATCATTATTCTCAGCAATAATAATGCTAGCATCATTGGGAGATACCCCGATTAGGATTGCCATTAAATTGGAAATTCCCCAAAGTGTTCTCAATGCGTCAGATGCAGCTGGGCCACCAAAAATATAATAACCATCTTTAATTGATTCGATTGCCTTTGATATTTCAGCTGAGTATTCATCCTTCTCAAGAACATCTTTCAGCGTTTTTACTTTCTCAATTGCCCGCTTCTCTAATGCCCGTTCAAACTCTGATTGCCTCTCAAGCGTCATTAACGAGATCTTGTATTTATTCCCCTTGGAGCAAGTCCATTCAATGGCTCCGCCAGACTGTCCAAGAGAGTCAGAAAGCGTATTGATTCCCATGATTAAACCTTTGCTGGGTGGGGTACATAATCAATGTCAGTAGTTAGGACATTGAATTCTATATCATATTCTAAAGCACCAGTCACTGACATATCAAATTTTGAACTAATTACAACAACGCTATCCGCTTTAAATAGGTTTTTTTTAATTCCAGCGTTATTACTATATTTTATTTCAAGTTTTCCACGCTCATTTATGATTGGGATTCTTGCATCATCATTAACGCTTACTGTGTTGTCATAAAATAGAAATCCGTGCATAGTAATTACTGTTTCACGGAGTCCGCCATTAAGCATTTGCATTGGAATGCCATAATCTCTCCAGTCTGGAACAGCTGCGAGATCGTTTATGACATTCTTATCACGAAGTGGTTTTATGCTTGTAATATTAATAGACTCGTCCTTAATCTCGATGCCCCATTCATCGGCAAAAAGATTAAGGACGGTTCCCGGTCGAGTCTCAGAAGTGAAGACAATACCAGAACCCTTGCCAAGATAGAAGGGCATGGCATCACCTCATTAGGAAGCAGCAATCGACTGATTTTGAAGAGCAACAATTGCGCCATTATTATCCATGTTGGTTAATGTGCCACTAAACTCAAATGTGGCCTTTTCCTTGACATTATTACCAAAAGTCAATCCAGTAAGTACCGCTTTAACTGAAAAACCAATAGTTCCAGTCTGGACAAGTCCAAGTTCAACATCAACAACTTTGCCAGTATTAGTTTGGAAATCTGTCAAAATTGCTCCACCAGCAACTCCCTCAAATTGACCTGATCCAGAAACTGTCCCACCACGAATACCACCAAGAATTGCCTTCATTCCATATGATTCAAAATTGGTGAATTCAACTTCTTCAGTCTCAAGCTCCATGCTCCACTCTTCCAAGGGGAGACGGGTGGCTGTTCCGCCAACAGGAGTTATGCTTAGAAATCCGGTCTTTCCAGTATAATAAGCCATGATTACTGACCTCCCAAGAATGCGATTTTGTAAGTAGCACCAGCAGAACTAGAAAGAGTCAATGTCTTGTCAGTTCCACTAACTGCTTGGAAAGTGGGAGTCGTAAATATGAATCCCGCTCCAGCTGGGATGCTAATAGTTGGGCTTGTTCCGCCAAGGAACCACTCTAGACCGTTTGATGCGCCGGGAGCATATACAACTGTTCCAACAGAAGAAGTAATGGCTACGGCGAAAATTCGAGCCAATGCGATTGAATTACCAAGGAGATCGGTTAGGCCCGTACTCATGTCATAGGTATATGACCCAGCAGCTGCCAAAGTTCGCTGTTCTGCGAATACGATATTTACTGGATTAGTTCCAGTTAGATTTGGGGATACTGATAGCGATACGGCATCTGGACCTTGACTTACAGAATCAAATCCAGTAACCGTTTTTTGCTGGTCCCAAGATAAACTCAGTGATGTCGAAGCAGAGTTCAGTGCCATTAGCTAACTCGCTCCTCAATACTTTTATATCTAATAATTAAACCAGATATATCATAATTGCCTGCATCGCCGGATACAACATCAAAAGGTGCGGTTGTTTCAATAATTGCATCAATTACTGTGTTTGCACCGGGAAGAGTTGGCTGGTAAAGACTATTTCTAATAGATTGGCGTAATTTTAAGAACGATTCAACATCTGCTTCGTATATACGATTACCGGGCCGGATCATAGTTATTTGGATTTCGTAGATATATTCGACTACCCGCTCAAATGCTTCCATCCCAACCTTTTCCTTGCCCGGAGTGACAAGGATAAGTGGGATCGTGTCTTCTTGGAGTAGTACAGGTTTCTTGCGAATTTTAACAGTTGGGATGGCTGGAATCGCCTCAAGACGCTGCTTGGTGTAAACCAGTGCTTCCCAAAATACTGAACTAGCCATCAATTAACCCCAAGTGATGCTTGAGCAGTAGCTTTTACATTCCATCTAGATCGTAACACGCCATCCTCAATGCTGTCTACATTATATATTTTTCCTAAATTGTCTGTAATTTTTGCATTTAATTTTGGTATAAATGTTACAGGTGCTTCTAATTTCCAAATAATAAATTCAACTGCTACAGTGTACATAATTGTTCCAGCAGCACTTTCAAATGCAAGATTTGCTGGACGGCGAATAACATTTGAAATTACTATAGAGTTTTCGCCAATATTTTGAAATGAAATATTCTCTTTGTTGTCAAATACTTCATAGTCTGACGATATATCTAGCATTACGATCTATCCCCCGGATAGCGTATTTCTATTTGACCAAATTTACTTGGCTTTGGCATATTATCTGCCGTATCAGCCAATCCAAGTCTTCCTCTTCCAGCCAATATTTTAGAATAAAATGCAGGATCAGGTTTTCCCTGACTCTTATATCCAATTTTTATCCTGCTGTTATCCTCAAGCGATTCAGCAGTGCGAGGCTTGTAGTAAATGCTTCTTTGCAGTTTTCCAGATCGCCTCGCTGGATATTCACCCGGCAATGATGCTGGAGGATATTTAACATTAATATTTTGCTTGTGTTTCTCAACAATTTGTGATGCAAACTGAAGCAAATATTTTTTTCTAGCTTTTCTATCAACCTCTGGAGGTTCAAATTCAACCATCGTTGGCTCATCTTGAACCACTTCTTTGTCTTTAGCCTTTTTCCCAGAAAATCTACCAAATAAATTTGTAAAGAAATCGCCTACCTTTGAAAGTATGCCAGTAGGCTTAGTTCTCTCTTCTTTAACTGGAATAGCTGGAAGAATTGTTTCTTCTGGTGGCAACTCATCAGTGTATTGAATTGTCAATACTGTTCTGAGATTTGCCATTTTATTAGTCCGTTACCATGTAGGTTAAATGACCACCAAGGCTTGTTGATGCGCTTAGAACCAAATTCAAGGCCTCGCCAATCTCGGTTCTAAGCACTCCAACAGTACCAGCTGGAGTCATTGCTCCATATGCTGCCATCGTATTGCTGTGATTCCCAAAATACAGTGTTCCAGTAATTGCTGTAGAACCTGAAGCAAAATATGCGTTTTGGTTCGCTGAACTCGTGATGGCATACAGTAACACCAAAATTCTTTTACCTGTAACAGCAGCAACAATAGTGTTTGATCCAGCTGTAGCTGCGTCAATCTTGGCGTATTTCATCGGGATTTCATCCTTGTCATGCGCTGATATGGTCCACCAATAAGTTGCTTGGTCTTTATCAATGATGCCAGTTTGGTTGTCAATGTATCGAGATAGTCCCCCCAAGCCACGGTCTGACCATCGACCGTGTAATTGGGCTTGGGACTAGCAGTTATTTCCTTGATCGCTGAAGAGATGTTTGCGATTGCCTGATCTAGATCAGTTTCCGCTGACATCTTTCATCTCCAATGCGATTGGTTGTCTACTTTCATGCAGATGGTAACGAATTCGATATTCGTTCTTGGCCTGTTCTCTGCCATAAGCCTTGATGAAGGCACGGGGTAAATCGCCATAAGCAACTTCCCATGCCTTCATCATTGGCGTAGCAACAACAGGCTTATCAGATGTGGTGGGTTTCATCTGTATGCCTCAGTTATTAAGCGTTGTTGTTCTTGACGATGTGCCAAGGACTCCAGACGCTTGGGATACCTCGCTCTTCAGCGAAGTAGGATGCTACGATGCCCCGATCCAGCATTTCGTACTGGCTTGGGCTTGCTTGGGTTACAGTCAGCGGGAAGTTCTGCATATAGCGGTATGGTTTACCAGCTTGCATCATGAACCACAAGCCATCAGTGTTAGCCTGATTCAAGTTCAGACCATCAGCTGCCAAGCATCGCTGCTCAACAAGCGGACTGGTAACAACATTGAACTGGCCACTGTAAGGATTGCCCGGAGTGCTGGCAATGTTCAATTCAGAAGCAGTAGCCTGAGTTGAACCCGGAGTGGTACGGCGATCAGTGGAGGATGCCCCAATGATCAGATTGACGGTTGCCATCCTCGCTGGATTAACCAAAATGGTATCCGGCGTAATGAGCAAACGCTTTGCCGTATGAGGATCTTCTTGGCGAGTGAACAGCAGATAAGCAGACTGGAGCGAAGTCCAATCTACCAGCTGGTTCGTATGGGCATTCAGATAGCCAAGTGTTCGGCTTGTCTGGAAAGTATTGTAAGCAGTACCGTTGTACTTGAATGAGTTGTTGATACCAAGGAAGGTATCAATTACTTCAAGTTCCTTACGGTATGCCAACTCAGTGCCGATACTAGATGCCTGCTGGAGAATTGCACCAGTCAGATCAAAGAAAACCGTTTCCTTGAGAACATCAAGTGCCAAGGCATTTTCACGGGTTTCTGGAGTCTCGATCCAACGCTCCCCGAATTGGGCACGAGGATGAGTTTCACCGGGAGCCCGCCTACGCCCACGATCACCGATGTTCTGAAGACCGATAATCTTCTGACCATTGAGCTTTGTGGACTCAACAGGCATCAGGCGATCAGCAATCAGAGCAGGGTTCTGGAATGCTTCCAAAATCTTTACTTCAACCAGTCCACCAACGATGGAGGTGAAAGTATTGATGTTCAGAAAAGCTGAAGGATCAAGACCAAAACCAGTGGCCTCAACCAGTGCCCGTTGCTCATTGGGGAAACCAGTTTCCACCAGTGAACGAGCTACCGTGTACTGATTCATTGTGCCGGATTCAGGATTAAAGATCTGCCTCCAGCTTGGCCCAACAATGGATTCAGCAAGCTCTTGCAGGCTGAACTGCTCTGGACGGACGCTACGGTCCTTCAAGATGCGGTTGCCAGCAAAGTCCTTGTTGTCGTTCCCTTCTTTGTCGCAAAGACCAAGGCCTTGGCGCATTTCGGTTAGGAAACGCCATCGACCGTTGGTTTCTTTGGTTCGGGACTCGTACAGATTTCTAAGTTTCATCGTGTTCATGGATCAGTACCTTTCTTATTGTGTTGTGGATCAGGCTGAGGTGATGGTGTTGTAATCAGCGAAGTTGTAAGGCGACCATCGCCCAATCAACCGCACTCGCACCGATGTGGTATTCGATGCATAACGCTCAACTACATAACCAAGTGCCTCACCAGAATCGGTGGTCTTTACGAGTGTTTGCGCTGCAACATTTCCAGCACCAGCAGTTGCTGCAACCGAAGCTGCAACTAGATCACCGGGCTCAAAA